CTTGCTCTTTGAAGAACAAGATCATGGACGTAGAGTCCTTGCCTCCACTAACTGAGCAGACGATTGGTCTTCCGCTCTCCTTAATCTTCTCTATCCACATTCTGCACCTCCTTGAGAAATTCAATGGCTTCCTCATGCCCATGGGCAACCTTACATCTCCAGTTGCCCGTATCGTGGAACTTATAGAGCCACTCCTTTTGCGACTCAGACACTCTTCCACCCTTGGTTCTTTTCATCTCGATAACGCACTGCACTGGGGCAATCATTATGAGATCTGGCACGCCGGACTGCACGCCTTCAGCACGAAGATGCGCACCAGCGATTTTGTCTCGCTTCCCACCATTGGGGACAGCGAAGTAAATCCACCCGTTCTTCCGCATCCAGTTGACCACCTGCATTTGCTCCCAGTGCTCAGAAGGGATATCGCTTTTCTTGCGCTCCTTCTTCTCCTTTGGCTTCTGAAAGGTTGGGTCATTACGTTCGTGAAATTTCCGCATCGAGTTCATTATACGTGTCTTGTAGTCTTCAGACATTTTCGATAAGCTCCTTCTAGCGGAACTGCACTTCCGTGTTTTGGTTTGTGGGGGCGGGTGCCAATTTGATTTGCATCAATTGACTGATTCACCCGCTCCCATTTCTCCTCTCGCATCTCAGAATGCTTGCATGGATTAAGTCCACCTCCCGCTCTGGCAACGGTGGCTCGCACAACATCATATTCGCCGTATGCAAAAGAACATTGCTCTCAACCTCACCCTTACCACTAGAGATGAGGATGCCTGCAACTCTGGCCAGTCCATCATTGCGCTGACCTTCTGGAATGCGGTCAAACTTCCCTACGTCAATCTCCGTGTCCATAAGCTTCTCACGCTTGCGCTGGCGAACAACGACACCTTGGCGCAAGAGCCTTAAAATCCACGATGGAAGAGGAGCAAGCGGAGCACTCGGAGGGACAAGCCAGCGATAGTCGCCAGCCATCCCTCTGGATCCAGGAGCAACCACGTAACCGTTATGACCACGAAAATCGATTCCCTGGTACTTTGCGATGTTAACCGCATTCTTAATCACCTCATCCTTCGGAGTCATGAAGAAATAATGACGACCGCCTGACCCCGTAACCGCAGTCCAGGTTTTAGGAAGCTCGCCATACCTCACAATCATTTTGCGAAACGACTCGTCACCGCCTTTGTGGGAGTCCACATCGAGAACGCACACCCGACTGGTAAGCATTCCGATGTTTGCATCTGGCCATGATGTCCACCATTGCTTGATTTGCTCAATATCAGTGGTTGCTTCATGAATACCCTTAGGTACCTTTGGATGCTTTGCAGGAGAAGTGCAGGAGGGGTTCCGGCAGGAACACCCCCCTTGCAATGGGTGGTGAAGAGGTATCACCGGCAACCCAGCCCGCGCAAAGCTAAGTGCCTTCTTAATCATAACTCTTGCTCTCCCATGTTGAACTCAATTTCACCTTCCTCTTCTTTACCGAATAGGATTTGTGGATTACCCCCTGACTTACACGCCTTGAATAGTTCACGTAGTTCCGTGATCTTTCCCTGGTTGCCCTCAAGCTCCTTGATGTCCTGAACGCCAGCCCATGTCGCAATCATCTCTGCGCTGACATCGAATTGCTTAAAGTGCTCGCACATATCCGCCACAACGGATTTGGGCTTTGGTGCCTTGGACTTGAATGGATTAGCTGGAACATCCTCGCCACCCTGAACGTGTGGGTCTTCAACCGGAACCCGTGCCCAGAGTTCACCAGCTAGACCGAAGCTAGCAGCCGCCGACGTACACAGAGCACGACGATGGGTATCAGTCAGAGTCCGTGCGTCGCACTGCTCATACATGATTGGCTGGTTGCGATGATTCATGCATGCTTGTGGAAACTCAGGAAGCGTCATGCCGCTCTCTTTGTGAATCCATTGCCCCAACACATAGCCAGTGCCATCAGGCGCTTTGTGGATGAATTGCGGCTGGTCTTGGTCTTTCCAAGGAAGAAGCCTAAACGTCCAACCAGGAGCATTCTCATGCATATGGTGGTAGGTTAAGGCCCAGTTCATATAGTCTGCTTTGAAGTTACCGGTACCCTTTTGGCTAATGTCGTCAGGCGTAATCGCGCCCCATAGATTTGGAATTTCCACTGTCGTCTCCTTAACTGGTTCTGCTCTCATAATGTGCCACTCTTTCTTTTCTTCCATCTCAGTGTCCCCCTGGCCCGTTCATGCCGAGTTCACCAAGGATGTCATCACCTGGTGGGTCTGGAAGCTTGGACAACCCAAGATTCTGCTTCTCATACTGTAGCCGCTTGGTCTGAAACTCCATCAATTCAAGCTCACGCTCGCGTTCTTCACGCACTACTTCCGCCATAGTCCTGCGCTTGTCGTGGAACTCACGACGCTTGAGCACAACGTCGTAGCCAGGGATCTGAAAAAGATGCCGCTCATAGTGAAAACGCACCGTACTCCCCGTGGTTTGATAAACGCTGTCCCGCTCTAGAGCCAAGGCAAACGTCGCACCAAAGTGAATGATAGTCGCCCCAGCAAGTGCGAAAGCAATCAGTTTCCACGTGAATGGGTGCAGCCAGAATGCTGCAATGATTGAATGCCACTCGCCACTGCCTTTGAACAGTTCTTCCTTGGTCCAAGTAACGTCGCCTTCTGATTCCATGATTTCTTTGTCTTTGTTCATTGGTCTGCACTCCAATCAAAGTTGTTGTTAGATTCATACTCTATGCGTGACCATGCACGCTCTGTTGCTGCGGCACGTGAATAGCCACGCGCCTGGTAAAAGGATTGATAAAGCTCAAACGCCGACTCTATCGCATCCCGTTCTGTTTTGGTTTTCATTGCTGCACTGATTTGTTTTGGTACTCGAATCATCATGGCTCAATCCTTAATTGAAACGCGCAACGTTCGAGTGTCACGGCCCTTCGGTGCTTTGCATGTCACTTTGCTTTTGCCTTCCTCGACGTAAAGTTCCTGCATCTCACCAATGGCTTCCCGAATCTTAACCTCCAACTCTTTCTTAGCCGCCTCCATCTCCTTGATTCCCTTAGAGATTTTGTCGTACTCGATAGCCATCTGCCACTCGTCATCCTCAAAGGTTCGTCGAGACGCGTCCCTTTCTTCCAGCTTCTTAAGACGTGCCAAGCAACCAGGGGTTGGGTCTGCGGATGGGGGATTCTTAGCGTTAAGGTTGGTAGCCCAGAACTCGAGGACCTTGTTCTCAATCTCTTCAATCCGCTTGTCGTCACGCTCAACGCGCCACCACATCATTTCATTGGAGCCAGCAAAGAGAACGCCAACAAAGCAAACCTCACAGCCAGAAAGATTCATGTGCCATTGCACCTGGTCGTACTCCATTGGCAAAACCTCATTGGTCATCTGGTCACCATAGCCATCGCGCATCTCATAGCGGTGACGCTTGAACTCAAAGCAAACGGCCTTGTTATTCTTTAGAAGTGCATCGGGGGTTGAACGATTGGTCTGCATGAACGCCGTCTGGTAGAACGTCTCGCCCTCAATAACCTCATCATCGGGGTCAAGGCCCAAGTCCCCTAATGACTCTTGAGCAAGTTGACGCATGACAGGTTCCATCAATAGCCCCATCTTCATGGCGGGGTTCATGTCGATGACCTCATCGTGCATCTTAGAATAGTAAAGGTCGTAAGGACCGGCATATGGGCTGGTTCCCATAATCTTAGGCACATCTGTTGAGCCGCAGCACAAACGACGAAGTTGGCGGTCATCATCCTTGTGGACTTGGACTTGCTCGCCATCGAGCCCAGTAATAACACGGTAATCAGTTTGAATAGTTGCTGGTTGCATTTGCATCTCCTTTGTTTTGGTTTTAGACTCTAGGTCTGACAAAACCTTAACATGAGGATGCAACGTGATGCAACAAAGTAGTACAGAAAAGTTTCCTGGAATTGAAATTGGTTCACTATGGTACAGCAAAACCCCTGGGAATATGAGTGGTTCCATGGGTGGCAAGTATGGTGCGAGGATTATTCTTGTGGCGAATAAGAACAAGGAAGGTCAGCAGCCTGATGCCAAATTGTACGTGATGCCATATGAAAAGAAGGAAGATGGGCAGAACCAACAACGGAATAACCAGCGCAATAATCAGCGCGATAACATCCCGTTTTGAAACGTCGAGTCCAAGTCTTTGAAAAGAATCGCCC